TGCTCGGGTCGGGGTTCGGCGTCCACAGATACAAGCCCAGCCCGCGCGGGTTGGCGATCAGGCGTTCGCCGAAGTTCGCCGCTGACCACAGACGCGGCTGCAGGCCCACGGCTGTCGGCAGCGGGGCGGGCGAGCCCCAGCCCGACAGCACGCCGCCGGTGACGCCGCCCCAGCCGCCTGCGCCCCAGCCCACGCCCGGCGCGAAGATCGGCAAGCCGATCGGCAGCTGGTACGCAGCCACCACGGTTGCGCCACCGCTGCCCGTGTCCAGCGCGTTTGCCAGCACCGGCGTCGTGACGATGTACTCGTTCGGGCCGACGAGCCCGGTGATGACGTACTCGCGGTTGAGCACGGCAGCCGTGATGGCGCCGCCCAGGCCCACCGCGCCGCTGAAGGTCACGAAGTCGCCCACGGATACCGCGCTGGACGTGTCGAGTACATGCAGTTGGTTGCTGCCGTTCGTCGCCGCGAAAGTCACGTCGCCGGCCGGCGTCGTGAAGGCGATGGGCGTCACGTCATAGAAGACGCCACCCAGGCCGTTCTGGATGTAGTACTTCATGTGGGTGCCGATGCCCAGCATGTTGTAGCGCGCCAGCGTGAGCCAGTTGAACAGGTGCCGGGTGATGCCCCAGAACTTGCCAAACGGCGGCGCCAGCGATGCAGGGTCGAGCGGCGAGGGGTCAGCCTGCCAGCCACCGATCTTCTCGGGCGCACCGCCGCGAAAGCGGACATTATTGCCCTCATTCCAAGTGCCCTCGACAGCCGACGATGTGCCTTCGCGGTTGATGCCTGGGCGCAGCTTTACGTCGGTCAGCGGCATGGGGGCTCCTAGATCATGTCGATGGCGTTGGTGGCGACGTGAAGCGATAGATGGACATGTAGGCGCTGGGCACTGGCCCCAGGAAATTCAGGCCCGCAGGCTGCGCCTGTGGCGTCAGATCGCCCGAGTTGTCGCCCAGGCTCGACCGTGCAAAGCGGATGCGGAACTTGTAGCCGGGCAGCACGGTCAGCGGCACGATGTCGGCGAAGGTGATCGTGTCCGTCGCCACGCTGAGATTGATCGAGGAGACGTTCGGCAGCTGCACCCAGCTGCCGCCGCCGTCGGTGGACACCTCGCCCCAGATGATGAGGATCGACACGCCCGCGGCGCCGACACGGCCAGCGCGCAGCCGCGTCTTGAACATGATCGCCGCGGCCTTCAGGATGTCGATCTCGCCGTTGGCTGCCACGCTGACGACGCCGGTGTTCGAAATGCCACCAGCGCCGTAGATCACGTTGCGCGGCACGTCCGCCGCCGGCCCGCCAGTCTGCAGCACGAGGGAACGGTACTCGCCCTCGACCACCAGCGATGATGCAACGCCCGTCAGCGGGTCCAACGTGGCGACGAGCTTGCCGCCGACGAAGAGTGGACCCGAGAGGTGCGTTGCGGCCATGGTGGGCTCCTAAACGCGATCGATGCCGTTCGCCACCTGGGGTGCTGGCTCGACCGGCCACTCGTGCTTCTGCACCGGCTGATCCTGCACCTGCTGCTCCTGCGCTTGCGCCGCCACACGGGCACCGCCAAGGATGGCCTGCCCGGTCTGCGGCTGCGTGGCCTCCTGCTGTTGCTGCTGGGCCTGCTGCATCAGCACGCCGATCAGGCCGTTGACTTCGATGAAGGGACGGTACTGCAGCGCGGCGAGGACTTGGTCGGCTTGTTGTTCGGTCAGTTTCCAGACAATCATGGGGTGCTCCGTTGGGTGGTTGTGGCTGCGCAATGCGCCGGGCGATTATGGCGCCGGGGCAGGCGGCACGGCCCAGGGCAGGCCCTCGATCACCGTGGGCGCGGCCAGCAGTGCGACTTCCGCGATCAGCGAATTCTCCATCGCCTCGATGAACTCCTCGCCCAGAGCATCCTTGACGCGCTCGATGGCGGTACTTTCGTCCAGGCCGGCGTAGGCCAGCGGCGCAGGCTCGGGCGTGATGCCGACGGAGCCGTAACGGTACGCGCTGTGCGGGCCGTCGGTGTAGGTCAGCGTCCAGTGGGCCTCGAAGACGTTGCCGGTGGCGATGTCTGCCTTCAGGTGGGTGATGCGGTATTCCATGTTCAGCTCCTGTTTGCCTTGGTTTTGCCGCGCTGCGCGCAGCCATCGATGCTGCCGCCGGCAGCGAAACCGCGCTTCGCCAGCGCTGCGCGCAGCCCCGCGTCCCGCTCTGCCTTCGGTTGCTGCTTGCCTTTGAAGAACTCGGCGCTGGGGGCCGAGGCGGGGGCGGCAGGAGCTGGTGCCTCGCGCCCTTCAGCAGCCTGCAGCTGCGCCTCGATCTCGGCCGCGCGCCGATCCTTGCCAGCGAACAGTGGGGTGGTTTTAGTAGGCATGGTCAGCTCCTTCAACGGTTCGCGCTGGCCGCGGTGGCGGGGGCCGGGACCGACACATCCAGATGGCGGTTGATGTTGACCATCGCTGTCCCCGGCCCGGCGTTGTAGACGCAGCCGGCCAGGAGCATGGCGACGATCAGGCGCAGCTTCATGTCAGACCGCCTCCAGGGTGGCGATACGCGCTGTGAGTTCCTTGACGGCCGCCACGAGCAGCGGGATCACCTCGGTGTAGGCGAGGTGCAGCATATCGTCGCCCTCCATCTTGTAGACGGCTTCCGGCAGCACGCGCTGCACGTCTTGCGCAATCAGGAATATGCGCCGGCGGGTGTAGCCCTGCTCCGCGTCCTTGACGTAGCGCCCCGACACAGCGCGCAGCGTTGCCACCTTGGCGCATGCTTCTTCCAGCGGCCGCAGGTCTGTCTTCACGCGCTCGTCGCTCTGCGCCGCCCACGCCTGGGCGCCGTTCGCCAAAAACACGCCAACCAAACCATCGGTAATTGTGACGCCACCGCTACCCGTATTAAATAAGTCTACACGCCCACTGTTCAGCGTATGCGCCACTTGTAGATTCGACTGGCCTCCCGTGAGCGTCAATGACACTACTGTGAGGTTGCCGCAGTCGGCGCGCATATTTCCGGCCACCGCCAGTCGCGCAGCGGGGCCAGTAGTACCGATGCCGACATTCCCCGCCGAGTCGATGCGCATACGCTCTGCACTTGACCCGGTGCCAAAAAGCAAGGCACCGTCTGTGGCCCACAATGCCGAATCCTGCGCGCCAGCACCCCCGAGCAAGAAACTGCCCCGACCCATAAGTAGGCCGTAGGAGGGTCCTTGTGCAGACAAACGCAAAATGTTGCCCTCCACATGCAGTTTCTGACCGGGGGCACTCGTACCGATCCCGACATTCCCAGCCGCGTCGATGCGCATGCGTTCTGCTGTATTTGACCAAACATGTTCGCCTGTAGACCGAAGCTCGTACCGAGTCGGATTTGCGGCTGCCCCCGGCACATGCAGGCGCGTAAAATCGGCGCCGTCATAGTCTGTTTCGATGATTTTCGGTTGCGCCCAAGCTACACCAACGGAGAGCTTCACGCCGTGCCCAGCACCAACAGACAGTAGGCTCTGCGGCGCCACGGTGCCGATCCCGACATTCCCGTTGGCGAGAATCCGCATCCGCTCTACGCCACTAGCCTTCAGGATCAGGTCCGGCGTGCCGTTGATGTCCGTCACGGTTAGCGCGCCCGACGCTGTGATCGCCTGCCCGACATTGACGCCATCGCAGTAAACAAGCGTTGCGCCATTCGCGGGAACGACGATACCGACACCAGCCGCTGTCTTGATCCGTACGCCGAAACCACCGGTCGTGGAATTGCGGACGAAGTACGTCTTGGTGTTGTTCGGGATGATGATGTCGCGCTGCGCCGTCAGCGCACCCGTGATCTGCAGCACCGCGTTTCGCGCCTCATCGGCCGCACCATTGGCGACTGTCAGCACGCGGTTGGCATCGGCCAGCGCGATGTTTGCCACACCGGCAATGGCAGCCTCTTCCAGCGACGTGATGCCGTTGTTGACCGTCTGCCCCCAGGTGCCGACAAGCTCGCCGTCAGCGGGCAGCGTGAGGCGCAGGAGCGGGGTATAGGAACTGGGCATGTTGTGTGCTCCTCAAGGTATGACCGGCAGCCAGGGGCTTGTCGGATTGTCGTTCACGGGCACCCACGGGCCTGTCTGGGCATCCACGACGGGCACCCATGTACCCGGCTGCCCGTCATCGACCGGCTCCCATAAATGGCGTGCGCTGGCAAAGTCTTTGATGCTGACCATCTCTACAACCACAGCCGCCAGCACCCCGGCAGCAAAGGCTGCATCGTGCACCCCCGCCGTCTCCCCGACACTGCCGCTGACGCGCATTGTCGCGCTTTGGAAGTCCTTGGCCGCGGCCATCTCCAACACCACCGGGTTGAATGTGCCTGTCGTGCTTGGGAACTCCCGGCCGGAAGCCCGCTCGATGATGTCCACATCCACGAAGCTGGCGAGCGTCGCCAAATCCCTGGCCGTGGCCGTGCCTAAAAACAGCAGGCTAAGCGTGCTTGTGGCGCTCAGAATGTCGAGCACCGACGCGCGCTCCAGCACACTGGTGCCGAAGCTCTGTGTGGCGCTCGACACCTCCAGCGCGGATGCACGCTCCAGCACGGACAGGCTGACGAGCGTGGCGCTGGCGTTGGAGGTGTCGAGGCCCGACGCGCGCTCGATAACCGTGGGGCTGGCGTAGTTTGCGCTGGCACTGGGAATGTCACGCGCCGATGCGCGCTCCAACACGGATGGGTTGAACGTGCCGATCAGACTGGGGGTGTCAGCGACCGACGCGCGCTCCAGCACGCTGACGCCGAAGCTCTGCAAGGCGCTCGGGATGTCGGCGACCGACGCACGCTCCAACACGCTGACGCCGAAGCCCTGCAGGGCGCTCGGGATGTCGATGCCGGACGCGCGCTCCAGCAGGCTGACGACGAAGCTCTGCGCGGCACTGGGGATGTCACGCGCCGACGCGCGCTCGATGGCCGTGGGGCTGGCGTAGGTGGCGACGGCACTGGGTATGTCCTTGGCGCCGGCCGTCTCGACCACGGCACATATCTCAGTGCTCCATGGTCCCGATCCCCAGCCGCCTGATCCCCATGCCATGACAGCTCGATCAGGTTGCGGTCAGCTCGAAGCGATAGGTCACGTTGAGCACGTCGCCATTCGCCACGTTGCGATCACCAGGAGCCTGGAGATCGGCTGCCGAGAAGAGGATGCCGGTCGTGCCGCTCTTGACGTTGTTCGAGATCAGGAACGCACCGCCGACAACGCTGGTGGCGTTGATGTTGAACACTGCCGGCGACGCCGCGTTGGTGATGACCGACGGGTTTGCCGCCGAGGCGGCCACGAATGTAGCGGCCGGGCGCGTGGCGTTGCTATAGGGCACTACCTCGGTCCAACCGGCGTGCACGGCCGCCGTGTCGCCTGCGGCCGGATTGTTGGATGCTGCAGCACCGTAAATGCCGATGAACCACGCTGCAGTGTAGGCCGCGCCGAGGAAGTACTTGTCGCACATGTCCTTCAGGCCCACGTTGACGACAAGATTCTTCGATCGCGCCTTCCACTTCAGCTTGCCGGCGGCATCGAAGCACTCCATCTCGTAGTAGCCTTCCGCGCGGGCGCTGGCCTGCTCCTGCGCGCCCATAATCATTGCGGCCGCGACGAGATCGACGGCCTTGGATTTTGCATTGCTCATCGCACTATGTCCTTCACTTGTGGGGTGCGGTAGGTGTCCTGCCGCATCTTGCCGTCACCAAGCTGCTTGAGCAGCACCATCGAATCCATGAACAGCTTGTCGTAGATCGCCACGACATCCTGCTCTTCCTTGATGAACCGGGCCGCCTCGACCAGCATGCCGTTGAACAGCGCTGCCTCGAAATTGTCGCCCAGCCATGTGTTGCCGGCCGTCACGATCGACTCGGGGTAGAAGCCGAAGTGCAGCTCCACCTGATAGGCGATGTCCGGTGACGGGGCCACGAAGAGCGTGTCGGCATCGAACTGCGCGTAGCAGCGCGGCCGGTGTAGCTGCGAGGGCACCGGGAACATCTCGCGCACGTAGTTCACGTCCACGAAGTCCAGAAACTCGTATGCGCCCGTCGTCGGCTCGATCACCGCCAGCGAGTAGGCATAGAGGTAGTCCGGCGGCAGCGTCACGTAGGGGCTGCCCGCCGTGATGTTGCTCGTCATGTTCTTGCGCAGCGCCGGCAGCTGCACGGCGTTGTAAATCTTCTCCTCGACCAGCTGCGCGAAGCGGTCGAGGTCAGGTTGATCGAGTTCATTCCCGATCGTGCTGACCACTCCCTCGCAAAGCTCGGTGTAGTTCATGGCTTAGAACGTCCCGCGGAAATCGCAGCCCTTGGTGGCCGCCCCGCAGCCGCGCGCCGTGCCGCCGCCCGACGGCTTGCCGTCATCGAGGGGGTTGTTCGTCGGCGGGTTCGAGGCCATCGCAGCCTTGTGCGTGGGGCCGTCTTCTGCCGGGATCACACCGCCCTTGGCGAAGCTGAACGGCTTCTTGCCCTTCTTCTCCGCGAACGGGTTGGCCTTCTTGGGGCCGCCACCGAACGGCGGTGCTTTGCCCTCGCCGCCGAACGGCTTGGCCTTCTTGGCACCCTTGGCGCCCTTGCCGAAGGGGGTCATCTCCTTGGGCAGCTTTTCACGCGAGATTGCCATGGTGGGCTCCTACTCAATTGGGGGCGGAATGGGGTTCGGGACCGGGTCGGGGTTCAGCACGCGCGAAGCGGCGAGCGCATTGTCCGGCCGCGGGTTGCGGATCGCCTGCGGGTCGAAGACGGGGTACTTGCCTTGGAAGTTCTGCGGGTGGTCAGGGTCCCAGCAGGTCGTGCACACCAGCAGGTTGTTGGCCCGCCCGGCAACCGTCTCCGTGCGCATGGTGCGCAGGCGCACGCGGAAGCCGCAGCGGTCGCACATGCCCCAGGCCCGCTTTCCTGATGCGTAGGGGATGCTCACGAGCAAATCCTCGGCACGAAGCGGACAGGGGCCTTCTCGCGGTCCTCGTCGCTCGCCAGCATCCAGGCTTCGTCGTACTGGGCCTTGAGCACCGGCAGCAGCGCGCGGCCCTCGGGGAACTTGATCGCCATGTGGTAGGCCAGCCCGGCGATCAGCGCGGGCAGGAACCGGAAGGGGATGTCCTGCGTGTTCAGGCCGTTGCCGGCGTCCTGCAGCCGGCGCAACCGCCAGTAGACGAACACGTACGGCGCCGAGTTGTCCGGCACGGGCCAGAACATCACCTCGGGCACCAGCTGCCGATTGACCCATATCTGGTACGGCCGGCTCTGGCTCGTCTTGTTCGGGATCGTGGCGTAGACCGAGGCGCTGATGCGGTTGAGCACCAGATCGGTCTGACTGGTGCCCGTGCCGGTGCGCAGCACCGCTTCGAGGATGTCCACCGTGTCCGCGGGCAGCACGAGCTTGTCCACACCCGGGGCCAGCAGCACCTCGATCTTCTCCAGGGTCCACAGATTCAGGCCTCGATTGGCCCACTCGGCCAGCAGCAGGTTCAGGCTGCGCCGGGCCGTGCGAACCTGATGGCCGGCACGAATCTCGACGCCGCAGCGCTCGCCCGCCTCTTCGATGATGTCGAGGAGTTCGAGGTTGAACTGCGTGGTGCCTGTGGTCGCCATAGTGGCCTACCCCCTGCGTGCGCGTGTCTTGCCCCGCGTTGCACAGCCGTCGATGCTGCCGCCCTTCGCCATGCCCGGCGGGACGCCTTGCGGGGCACCCTGGGGCATCGGGCGAGCGCCCTGGGGCATCGGGCGCGCACCGGCGCCAGCAACGGGTGCGGGCCGGCCACCACCGGGCGGCATGCCTTGCGGCGGCATCCCCGGCGGCATGCCACCGGCCGGTGCACCCTGGGGCGGCATGCCCTGGGGCCGCATACCCTGTGGGCGCGCGCCCTGGGGCGGCATGATGCCGCCACCAGCGAAGCCCACCGCACCGCCGTCAGCCATGCCACGCGGAGGCATGCCGCTCTGCAGTTTGCGAGCCGCAGCGGCTGCGCCGGCCTGCAGGCCAGGATCACCACCCATGCCCGTCGCGCGCGGCGGCACGGGGGCATTGCGGCCCTCGTTGCTGTATGCCGCGGGGGCCGGTGCAGCGCGCGGTGCGGCTCGGCTCGCGCCGGCCGGGGACGTGTCCGTGCTGAACTTCTTGCCCTTCCAAGTGAAGACCGGCTCGCCGGCCGCGCGTGCAGCTGCGAACGCCTCCTTGAACGAGGGCTCGCTTT